CGTCTCCATATTGCACTGCTCATTTATCAAGCTACTTTCACAGGCTTAACTTCTCACAGCCTTCCAGATCTTCATATTGTTCCATATTCTTTTTATAGCCTGCCATTTTGTATTACCTTCCTTTCTGGTTATCATAAGTGCCGCCTTTTTGCTGTCTTTCAGCATGACCGCGGCTATTTCCACTTCTTCGTCTAAGGCGAACCCTACAGCTTCTCTAAAATCCCCCGGAAGCTGTAAGCGTCCTTTTCCGTCAAGTTTACGGGATACCTTAAACAAACCGCCTTCATATAAACCCATTAGACTGTACACCACTTTCCGTATTTCGTAAGGTAGCCGTCTGGTCCCAGGTTACGGAAGTCCGTAGCGTGTTCGTTCGCTACGCCGACGTCCTTATAAACCCCCAGGTTATAGGCTTTTCCTTTGTAGAAACACCGGACTTCGTAACGCTGTTTATCTTTCCGGTAGTGGACACCCTTAACCATGTCGGCGTATTCTGGACCGGTAGGCTCTACCGGTACGTAGCTTTCGCCGATCGGAAGGTTAATAAGGTTATCCCTGGTAAGATTTAAGCTATTGCCGTCCTTAAAGGTTGTGTTCTGTCCGCGTTCCGGCTTCGATATAACCCTATGTAAAAGCGGCTGCTTCTGTTCAAAGCCCGGAACATTTACTACCTTACCGCCGACACGGTGGGCGGTCGCTCTTATATAAAGCTGTCCATTGCTTTTATGGATAAATGAAAACCATGTACCAGGCCAAGACTTAACTACGTCCATATCCGCAGCATCTAGTTTTACTTCCACGGAACCATAGCCCACGTTTGGCGGCGCTTCTACAAAAAGCGTAGCTTCCTTTCCACGTATGATAAAATCGTTTTTCAAACTGCCGCACCCCCTAAAATACTGTCCAAATAACCGATAATAGACTTACCGATACCTTCCGCCAATGTTACGGTAACCGCGTTTCCGAACTGCTTATACGCCTGTGAATTACTTACAACCTGTTTCCAGTTATCCATAGGAAACGCCTGTAGTCTGCCGTATTCCGTCGGCGTAAGTTTTCTTACTCTATACTTCGTGTGATCGAAGATTTTAATATGATGTGTACCACCCGCTACAGCTGTAGCTGTCGGGCTAATACCTTCCGGGTCGTGTACCCGTCTACTGTGATCGTGTCCGCTACTCTCTAACATTCCTATCACCTCTATTTCCGGTAGCCCTTGCGGCCGTTGCTCTCTCTCTCTCTCTGTATTCATACATTCGTCTACCCTTTCCAGTACCAGCGGTACTTGTTTGTAGTCCGACGCCAGTAACGTAGGGGAACACCCTATAAAGGTTCCTTTCCCGTTACGCTGTGCCTGTATTACGCCGTCCTGTATCAGCTGATCTATGGCCGGTAGGCGCTGGCTCTCTCTCTCTCTCTCTCTCTCTACAATCATGTGTCATTTTCTCCGCCTTTCTTATCACATATAACCACCTGGGAACACCCTGTAAGCAACGACTGGGCTATTTCTTTTCCGACCCGTCCGCGCCTGGTGTTACTTTCCGGGTAAGCTATATTTATGGCGTCCCCGTATCTCCCTACAGCTACCCCGGCTTTTGTAGCTTCGACTATAGGGAACAAGGGGGCGTCTTTTCCGTATCGCTTTTCGTGGTATTCTCTACCACCTTCACCCCTTGCCGACTGCTCCGTAGTGTCGGGGCTACCTCTGTGTAAACCCTTTTCCGGCTCTCTCTCTCTCTGTAGGATAACCATAAGTATCGTCTACAATGACACCGTGTAAGTCCTGGGCGGTCAGTGTAAACATAGGGTCTTCGTCTTCCTTCGATCTACGCCCATTCTGCCTTTTATCTACTCTGTCCGGCGTAATCGTGGCGTGTACCTTACCCATAGAAGAAATACGCTGTAACGCCTGGTCTATGATCTTGTGGGCCTTTTCGTCGGCGATATAAAACTTGTCGTCTACGTCAGCTTCCAAGATTGTAGAAAGCTTCGGTACGTAGTCGTGTTGTTCTTCTGGGTATGTGTAGGTATCTGGCAAGCTGTCCAAAGTACCGACGACTATATACCTTTCCCTATTCTGTGGTACGCCCCAGTATTTGCTATTAAATAACTGTGCGTGGCACTTATACCCGGCTTTTCCATATTCAGCTTCCAGCACTGGTAGAAGTTTCCTTAACGCCTTCACGTTTTCCGCTACAAGCACTTTCGGAACCTTCTCCGGCTCTCTCTCTCTTGCTTCGGCCAGCAGC